GTGTCGGCCGCAAACAGTCTAAAGAAGTTTGCCGCGTTATTGTATTGTGTCTGTGTTACCATTTCGTACTCCGCTATCTAACTGTCTAAGATTCTATTATACGCCCAAAGTGATTTATTGTCAACCTGTGAACAGTTGTATGATTTTCGCAACACCTGCACAGACTATAAAAAATACCATGAAGCCGGCGATCAGAATCGGCATCCAAGAGAACAGTTCCGTAAGGCTAAACCTCATTTTTCTACTCCGTTATACCATGCAACATGGAGTTTGATTCGCCAAAACGTGTTCCAAGCGCGGCCTTGTTTAGTTCGGTGTAGGCTTTTAGTTCCAGTAAGAAACTTACCGTCAATGAGTTTACCAAAGGGTTTAGGTTTGGGTTTCCCGCGCATTAGACGTAATGCTGCCCTTTGATATGGGGAAAGTTTAATGCTCATTCTTTGTATACCAGTGATTTGGATTCTTCCTGTGTTTTAGGGCACACAAAATGCATAATATCTCTGCCCATATAATCTTCCTCAACATCAAGGAATTCTACCTCATCCACATAATGCCGTTCCTGACACTCGGCACAATGAACATAAAAAGCTGTTTTCATTATTAAATACCTACCCTAAGCGGCCTTTGTCAAATATTCATTAATCATCGTACCAGGAACAATGTCGCCGTTACGCATCATAAACACCGTACTGTAGTTATCGCGCTCACCACCGGGTAACATATCATACTGCTCGGTTTTGCTGACAACCTCACGGCGCATATAGCCGTCGTTATCAATGACACGGCTAGCGACCCACTTGAGACCAACATAACGGAGTTCAAACGGGGTCTCCCACTCTTGACAGGCCTTGTCACCGTCATCGGCGATGTACCAGTCAACCACATACTCCTCGAAACCTGCGTTACGGGTTTCGATCAGGGCCGTCAGAGTAGGAATACCCGACTCCTTGACCTTAAGGACCTGCGCAGGGGTGAGGTTAGGGACAATGTAAACGTCCCCGCCCTTGAACTTCCAGTAGGGGGTGAGGGCCGAACCGTAGTTTTCGCGGATTTGAGTGTTGATGACGATTTTCATATCTGCTCCTGTTTTCTCAGTGTATGAGTACATTATACACCCAAATCCATTTATTGTCAAAGTTTGGCAATCAGTTGATTGTGAATCAGATCCATCTCAGCTTGTTCCACGTAGAAGTCCGACTGAGGATCATAGTACTGACCCTCCTTCGTATCATAATACAGAACCCGACCCGAGAAGTTGAACGGACCTTCCAAGCCCTTACGTGGGCCGTATTTGGTACGCATCTCGTCCATCTGAAACTTGTCTGCCAAAACTTTGTAACCCACGGTGTTCTCCTTGTATGCCTGATTAGGCTTCGACGGTGTAAGGCTTATCCCACTTACCAACGTTAACATCAATGTACCAGCCTACTGAAAAATAATCAGATTGGATATCTGAATTATCATAGTTGCCATCGTTCATAGCTACAATCACTTCCTTGAGAAAGGACAATGCAACGCCGTCATAGTGATCCTTGTACCAGTAGGGGTTAACATCACAGTAGCCTGAGGTGTTTGGCTTGAAACCACGTGAAACTTGGTAAAAATCATTGCCACACACTTGGTTGCTGTTGGCGATGAAATCAATTTTTCCCGACTTCAGGGTCAAAACCAAGGTGCTGTGATTACGAACACTTAGCGAACCCTTGACACCATACTTGGTCAAGATTGCCTTGATTGTGGGGGCCAATTTCGCTTTACGTTCCTGATCAATATAAGCCATTTGTTTCTCCGTTTTCTCAGTGTATGAATCTATTATACAGAGGAATCCAATTATTGTCAAATTTTGGGCTGGGCAATCAAGCGGCTTCAAGCATGTTAGCAGGGACACGCCAAGTACTGAATGCCTTACCGTTTTCACGCACAATTATGAACTTTCGATTTACCTTTTCAACGGTACCAAGCACAGTTTGACCGGTACGGCTAGATGTAAACTTGACATTAGTACCCTTAACCAAGGTAAACTTTGCCTTTGCGGCTAGTTGATTGCGGGCAAACTTGATTGCCATTGCAATGGAATCCAGTTGTTCGTTTGTGAAAGAACCGGCGATAATAGTAGAATTGATGTCCTGAATTGTTACCATTTCTGCTCTCCGTTGTTTAACTGTCTAAGATTCTATTGTATAGCCAAGCCCAATTATTGTCAAGCCAAAAAAATACCCCCTTTCGGGGGCGTTGGGTAGTGAACTCTTACTTCTTGATACCTGCGTTAACAAAGCCGTACATTTTTTCTGCTGTGGCTAGCACCTGTTCAAGTCCAGGAAACTGTGGCATGCCAATTGTAGTAACAACCTGTCCTGATTTTTCATCACGCTGTGCCGAGATTTCCCAACCGTGGAATTTAGCGTGGTATTCCTCCATCATAAGGCTTTTGGCCATATCGAGGATTTCTGTGCGGATTTCATATCCGTTCTTGTTGAATTTAACTTCGGGAAGTTTTGGTGTGTAGTCTGACATTTTATTTCTCCTATGTGTGTGTAATGTCAATCCGTAAAGTGGATTAGTCTTTCTTTGGAAAGTACCTCTCTGAAATACAATCCATAGAATAGTGGGCAAGATCAACTGCATTATCAGTCAGCATCTTGGCAAATTCTGTTTGACTATTGATATAATTATGAGCAGCACGATTTAGTGTGGGATCTGTAATTATCTTGTCAGTTAAATCACGCTTGACACCTTGAAATGCATCAATAAAAAATGCTGCATTAATTGTGGGCTTGAACCATGGAAGTAGTGGATTAATCATATTATAATATTTATCTTATTTAAATTTCTCAGGGAAATTTAATTCTTCCCATTCTTCATCTGTAACGGGCCACATTACGGATGGACCTCAAAGTTTTTAGGGTCAAACTTTAAAAAATAACACAATGCCATGATGAAGTTTAACATGTCCATTTTAATAGTAATGATGAATATTATTGCGCTTACGATATTCATAGACAACTTCGCTCCAAACAGCTAGCCATTCATAAAATTTACGGATATATTTCATTATACAAATCCTCTTTTACCATATGTATATTGGCGAATAAGATTATCTACATCTCCACCGTGTTGTGGATTGTGGGCAGCAATAAATCTTTCTAGGTCTGTTTTATGTGTAGTGAACCGATTTAGCAAGTTCATGAATTTCTCAAATAATATAAACATTGTATGTTCTCCTTTTGTTTAGTAATAACTTATGATTATTACTGATGTATTTAGTCCTAATTTTTTGCAATGCAGCATTTTGTGTGCTAAAAAATGGGGATAATTATCCCCATTTTTCGTCGTACTTTCTAAGTGCTAAGTACCTAGATAATACTAACCTAGATTTAATATAATCATTAAACTCAGGTTGTACTATCTTTTTTGGTGAAATAATGTCACGACGGTAACCTGCATGTAAGTCTAAGTCTTCAACAGTGGTACCGTCACCGTCATCATCAAAACAAAGATTACTTAGCTGTGGTCGAGGTAGCTGGCGCAACAGCCTTTGCGTCTGCTTTGGCAGGAGCCTTGTCTTCACTTTTTGCAGGCTTGGCCACGTCGTTCTTGTCCTGCTTGGTCACTGCATCCACTTTAGCAGGTGCAGCAGCAGGGGCCTTAGCAGGAAGCTTAAGCTCAGTAGGAGCAGCAGCAGGTGCAGCAGCAGGAGCAGCGGCAGGTGCCTTAACAGGCTCAGAAGCAAAAGCGGTAACAGCAAAAAGACCAGCGATTAAAGTAGCGATTGTTTTCATTTGGTTTTCCTTTATAAAAAATGAAACGTAGATTTTTGCATCTACATATATATTAACGTGCGAGATACAGATTCCGTTGACAGTTTGTAAAAACTCTTTGCCCATAATCATAAATACTAGATGTTATACATATCCTATCAAGGTGTTTTCGATGGTCAAAATTTTGACAAGGCTAACACTCCTCAGCAAATTACAAATGCATTCAACGCCGGTTATTCTTGCATGGTTGATGTTTGGCGTATCAACGGTGTATTATACATTGGAACTGGACAGCCTGTGATTGAAGTAACTCCGAAATATCTACAAACCAAAAGATTTTGGATTAATGCTATCAATACTGAAATGCAAGAATGGATTGTTACTCAACCAGCCAAACTATATCCAAATTATTTTTGGTTTAATAATGTCAATGAAAACAATCCAACTACTGCTAGCGGTGGTCAAATCATTACTCCAGGAACTATTCCTATAAGTACTTCCAGTATTCTTTTCCTTCCTGAAATAAATGACCGAGGACTATTCAGTACAGTACATGTTAGGTGTTATGGTATATGTAGCTCATACCTGTCATTTATTAAAAGAATGCGTAATGAAGGTGTTTATTATTAACGACCTCTACCTGTTCTACGCACAACACTAGCACCACCGAAACCCTTTGTATTTGGCTTAGGAACTTTAGGTTGATTGTATGCCTGATTCTTTTTAGGAGGCATAGTAATTTTTGGTTTTTTGGTTTTATCTTCTTCTGTCATCTTTTCACCTTTATAGATTCTAAGTAATTTGGAATGCTACCGTATAAACCAACCATCATTGCAATTTTACTATCAAACAATTTAATGCGTGGTTTATCGTTAAGCCCACTAGTTGGATGTTTTCTATTTGCATCAATATAGTACGGACATTTGATTTTTTTATTTAATTCTAACAAATACTCGTGCCATCGACCTGCAGGTGCTAGCAAGTCATATTCATAATATTCTATTTCTGCTAATAAAAATGCGGCTAAACCCTCTTCTTTTAGTCTAAGACCTTCTTGTCTTCCTGTTAACCACCATTTAAATATAAGTTGGTCTATTGGCAACTCACTATCATTAAACAAGTGTTTAGGTATTTCTGCTAGAACAGCCTCTGTAATATACTGTTTAATAGATTTACGTGGAGTCATCTGGGTAAACGCATGTCCCTGAATTCATAAACACTACAGTAAACAAATTTGTTTTAAACTGTGAATTTAATCTACGACATAAATTTCTAGCATGACCTGGATTAGAGAAACTTGTTTTTTTGTATTTAGGCGTGGCTTCATTATCTAAGTAATGTTGTGATTTAAAATTAATAGGTTGATTATCGTAAAATACGGCCCAAATACCAAATGCTTCTACAATTTGATCACACTTATATGTAGTTTTATCTACTATCTCCATTAATACTTTGGGTTTAGTCCTACTCATTTAAACTTGCCGCCCTTAATCTCTATTTTAATTTCTTCTGTTGAATCTTTTCTCTCATTACTTTTATTATAAAGATCAACAAGGATACTTGCTAACTCATCACGCAAAATTCTAGCTTCCCCGATAGGAATCACAACATCTCTGCTCTGTTTACTTTCAACTAATGAAACTTTTTCAATAAACCTTTTAATTTGAATCATAAGGTATTTATCAAGTTTTCTGCTTCATCTTTAGTAAAAAAAGGTCCTATATATTTATACCGTTGGACAAAAATGTATTTAGGACAAAATACTACTTCGTTTTCTTGAAGTTGATTGATAACGAACCAGCCAGCCGCATAGTAACATTTGCTTTTTTTAGTTTTGGTAAACAAATGTAATTTACGTTTAATATCTAAGATAGAATTATAAAACTTAGCTGGAGTTGGAAAGTTATAAAAAGGTAAGTCTGATTTAATTTTTGTCTTTAAAGATTCAAATTCAATTAACGTATACTTTTTAATATCGTTGGTAGTTTTAAAAAAATGATTGTTACCATTTAGTTTTAAATTATACCCTGATTCTTCAGCCGTTACATTACCAACTTTTTTCTCACCGTCGGTAACTACCCAATATTGATTCTTAATTACAGTTTTAGCAATCAATGATTTATTCATTTAAACTCCGTTGTTCACAAATATTTCCTTTATAAGGATTGTTGAGCCATTTGGCATATGTTTCAGCCTGCTCACTGATTTTAGTTAATTCATATTTTCCACAGAACCGCATAAAATGTACACCAACTTGTGGAGTAGTATTTATACGAACTTCGGACTTGATACGCTGATCCACTTCTGTTTTAATATCTTCAGGTTGTGCGGTAAGGTCAATTAAGGTACGATTGCGTTCATAGCAATCTCTAACACGATGTTCTACACCTTCATGATCGACCCAACGTTGAAGCATCATGTTATTCCAATTGAATCCCTGCTTAGTACGATCTGCATAAGCTTCAATCAATCCAACTTTATTTTTACTGCCTTTAGTGCGAACACCTGGATAAGCGGAGAATACGTTGTCAGTTGCGTCACCACGCATACATTTTTCAAATAGATGAAATTGTGGATCACCTAATAGTTTAGGTTCTTTTGTTTTTTTATCTAGAACCAACCTTCCTTTTTCATCATGGTATCCTTCGGTAGTGATAAGTTGGTTAGTGATACCGTTGTACTGATTGACGTTTTCATTAATAAGCTGGATATAATCAGTGTCAGAAGAAATAATGTAATGCGTATCATCAGGATGCAAATGAATAAAACGGGCAATGATATCATCAGCCTCAGCCCGTTCATGCCTGAGTACACTGACATTAGTTTTTTCACGCAAGAATTTAGTAAACATATCATATGTTTCCCAAAACATTTTGTTTTCTTCAATATCCGCGTCGGTCATAACGGATTCATCAAGTTTACGATTTGCCTTATATGGCTTATAGTAATCTTTCCTCCAGCTACGACCTTCTAAGCAAAATACAATGTGATCAATACCAAATTTGCGTACAACTTGATTTACGCTTGAAAGTGTAAGATGAAGGGCCATCCCCACTTTCTCCCATGCATCACTGTTGCGGCTAGCAATATGCCGAGCACGAAAGAAGGTATTTGCGGTATCGATAAGTGCGTATTTCATGGGTGTATTATATACTGCTATTTAAACAAATGCAATAGCATTGGGTACTCGACCGCCCTTTTTATTTGCAATTTTTTTCAACGCCGCATGCAATTCAGGATACCGATTATTATAATCCTGATTTTTCATTGTTACAAGCCTATGCACGTTCGGACAAATCGTCACCAAGTTCAATGGGTCATTGTTGAAATGATCACCGTCGCGGTGATGAACATCTAAACACATTGGCCAAAGCATTTTCATTTCAGCTTCACTGATTTTGCATCCCATAATTTTCTGAAATCCTTCCCATGCTGAATGAAAACAATTTGTATGTCCATCTTTGCCTGTTTTGCAAACTTCACAGTGATCTTTCTTGAATTGCTTGTAGCCGTCATTTTGAACAGTGGTGCTATGTGAAAGATACAAATCAGGCACTGGTCCTCCATTGAACACTTTTTTCAAAATGAATGCAGCACCTTCTTCTTTGCGAAAGGTATCAGTTTCAATAAATTGTTTTACGTCACCATTTAATAGTTTGCTATCTACTGGAACATGGACAATAGAGGCGCTATGTTCAATATAATATTGGGCAATAAAACGCTTTTGTTCGTTAGAACAAGAATAACCCTTAATAGTATCTGCTGCGATTCCATGGTTAACAAAATTAAACTTCATACGTGCCGCACGTCCTGCGGTTTGTGAGTAATTATTATGAATAGTACCTGAAGGATCACGCCCAATGATAATATTATTGATTTTGACAAAATCAACCCCTGCGTAACCACTATCAATTACCACCATTACAATGGGTTTATCATGTTCCTTAGATCCACGCTGAACTCCTTCATCCATATCGCTAATAGTATCGCCATCAAATTCTTTACCATCACTTGTAGAGATAAACAATTTGAATCCATAGTTTTTGCAAACTGTGCGAATTTGGTCGATATAAACGTCAAAGTCAAGCCCATTGGTTGCACCGCGTCGTCCAATACGTGCTAATACTGCTGGATACATTGGGATAAAATTTTCTTTAGCCTCTTTCCAAGTATCGGGAGTAATTAGCTTAATCAATTCTCCAATTCGTTGACATTGCAAATTAAAATACTCAAGACCCTTGAACAATGTATCTTCATTATCCAAATATGAAACAATATCATAAAAGGGAGTAGTCAATACATCGCGGGGCATCGGGTCAAGATAAATGTTATTTGTCTCGCCCAAATAAGTATTCATTTGTTGACTATTAGTGGGAGTAGCAGTTAAGAACAATACTCCGGTATTAGTCATTGATGATAGTTTGTCTAAAGTTTTTGCTACAAAATCTTTAATACGCTGTCCTTTGTCAGCTTTTGTATCTTCCTCATTAATTGTGCCGAACATAATATGTGCTTCATCTACAATCATTAAGTCTACTACACCGCTTGTAGCCAAGAAAGCATGATTACTGTTAAAGTATTGTGCGGTCATAAAGATGACAATAACATCACCATCCAAAGCAGCATTCTTACCTTCTGCAATTTTTTCTTGCACATCATCGAGGTCTTTTTGATAATAAACCCGAATTTTTGCACCGTTAACTGTTTTATTGTTAAGTGCATTATATGCGTTTCGGTATGCTCCTTTGACAACTTCTTTGCGAGGTGCCATGAAACCAATTACCCGTTTTTGTGGGTAAAATGTACGAATGAATTCCGGGATCAACGCTTTGATTGAAACTGTTGTTTTACCTGAACCAGTAAATGCGTTAAGCACCATTTTCCTAACATCAGTTCGTTTATAAAACTTGTCAAGTTGGTTGACAACCTGTTGAACCAAATGCTTGTGTTGGTTCACTGACAGTACAATATCAGAAACGAATGGATTATATGTAGTTTGAAAGATATTGGCCATGAAAAAACTCCAAAGAGTGTTGATAAGCTTCTATAATAGACTAATTTGGTATTACTGTCAATTATTATCTTGTCGTATTTTTACAACATCAACTAAGTTCAAACAAATTATTCCAAACTGATTTTGGTGTATATCCATCTTTGTAGTGCTTGGTACGTGTAGGATCCTGAATATTAAGATGAGGTAGTCTTCCAAATGATGACTTGTATTGTCGTGCTAACTCACCCTCAGCCCAAGAGCAAGCCTTTTCCTCATCTTCTTCACGAATATCTGCGGTAAGCATTCTCTTAGAAATATCCCAAACAGCAATGGTCACATCATTTTTATTAAATGTTGCTGGCAATAAGCCTTTTGGGATTAAAAAATCCTCAATGCCTAACCAAAAATCCGCACCATGAGAACTACGAACATGCTCGCCCTCCCAACCAGGAACCCAACTCAATTGTCTAGTAATACGCTCACCCACCTGATGTTCTCTTTTTTCTTCTAGGCTAGGGCAGCTTTTCCCAACTTTTGAAAAATCATATACCAATGGTCCGGGTTTAAAACACATTCCATATACATAGGCTTTTACAATGCCATGAGCCCTCATTGAGGAGTAAATATCTCTACAGTACTTTAGCTTAGAACAATCAATGATAAAATCAGGGTTATATAATTGAATACTATTAAACATTTAACTGACCTCTGTACGACCGTTACCCAAATCTTTGGTTCTAATGTTACGCATATCTGACATACCCCTCATGTCGGGATCGGCCTGCTGCTGTTCGTAGACTTCTAGTGCAATGTTCCTACATACGGTTTGAAACCACCGATCCACAATAACATCTTCAGTATCCTCATCCTTTTTCTTATACCCGGCTCGGATAAGGTTCAAAATGAACTTGTCATTCCACTCCAACTCAAACGCTCCGTTGTTCACATTACTAGGATCAAGCTCCATACTGACAACGTGAATATATGGTTCACCATTTTTAGTTGCTAACTCTTTGGGACTAAGTTTAACTTCTTCCCTAGGTGCACGAGGCTTGGGTTCTTTCTTAACAGGTTCTTGAACAGTTGGTTCGGGTCGTTTCTGAAACAGTTTCTTTAATTTATCAAACATAACTTACCTTTTGTTTGTATCTATCAAGTAGTTTAAAACTAGCTAGATTTTTCGCCTTGCTCTCGCACATGATATCAAATTTATCGTAGAAAGTCAATGCCCAATCATTGACCGCATCATTCCAATAATATTCGGAATGAGCCCTAAGTTTTTGTTTATTACTACCCGATTCAATTAGTGCATTATAATTGGGTAGGGTGTCTCGGGCATGATTAATAAGATAGTCTTCACGGCTGACAGAGTAGTGAAGAGTAGGCCTAACACCACGCCAGCTATCAATAATTTTTTGAATACGTGGATCATTTGCGTTAATATACTCGCCTGTTTTTACCCAATGATGATGTATGTCTAAGACCAAAGCACAGGTATCTACCAACTCTAGGCTAGCCTCGATACCCCATGAGATTTCGTCATTCTCGATGGTAATTGAGTTTCTTGCTTCGGGGGATAAACGTCCAACCACGTCTTTGATACCTTGGGGACCGCGTTTACCCGAGATGTGTACGTTGATTTTAATGTCTTGGAATTCCTTGCAGTATCCCATACACCTAGCCATGTCAACATGATATTCAAATTCCTTTATAGAGTTATTTATGATTTCTTCACTAGCACTTGCGAGAACTGTAAATTGTCCTGGATGAAAAGAAAGCCTAACATCATTTGCTCTTGCCGTTTCACCAATTGGCGCAAAAAGTTGTTCCATACGTCTGCGAACATCACCTTGTTTGTAAAAGTATTCCCAATCACCATGGGTATACCCAGTCATCATATCACTAGTTAGCCTGACCATTTTTAGAGCAGGATCTAGTGTGGCAACACGCTTAACAAGATTGTGGGTATTGGTAATGTTCTTTTCCATTACATCCCACATCTTTTGTTCGGCTACCTCACGCTTTACTTTTTTGAGAAAGGTAAGTGTAGTACCCCCTGTGTTAAGCCCTTCAACGCTAGAGATTTCCCCTTTCTTGTTGATTTCTGAAAATTTGCAGGCAAAGCCGATACGTTTGATAGATTGATTTGTCAATTTAAAAGTCCAAAGTGATAAATACATAGTTAGTGTATCACGTTTACACAATAAAGTCAACTATTTTATGGAAACATCATGAGATTAGCCGAAATCATATCTGAAGCCAGTAATCCAGCACAACAAGCTGCCATAGCCATTGCTATGAAGAAAGCTGGAAAGAAACCAAAAAGTGCAGATGTGGTAGAAGGTGAGAATTGGGCCAAACACAATCACAAACGTGTTGGTGGAATGAGTAAGAAAAGTGTTAGTGTATATCGTAGAGAACATCCAGGCAGCAAGATTCAAACAGCGGTAACTACCAAACCAAGCAAACTCAAAAAAGGTAGTAAAGATGCAAAGCGCAGAAAGAGTTTTTGTGCAAGAATGAAGGGTATGAAGAAACACAACACAAGTGCCAAAACAGCCCGTGACCCAAATAGCAATATAAATAAAAGCTTGCGTAGATGGCATTGCGAAAGCATAGAAGAACTACAAGAATTGGTTATGTTGGCTGAACAATTTATACAGAGAAATAGGAAATAAAGAATCATGAACCTCAAAGAGTTATACGAAGGAACCACTCCAAAATTACCCGGTGCTGCTGGAGGCATTCAAATAATGTCCCCTCAGCAATTCATTGCCAAATCTGCTCAAGGCGAAGAGCCTGAGCCCGAACAGGAAGTAGATGAAGATTTCAAGATGAAATCTGATTTTAGTAAAGAAACCGGTGCTGCTGTAGCAGACTTTTTAAATAAAGGTGGAAAGATTACACAATTGCCGCCAAATCGTGTAAAAGTAAAATTTGGTCAAAGTTTAGCCAGTACGCACATTGGTAGTAGAAGCGAAACCGGAAGAATAATAGGTAAAAATAGAAAAGTTTACGGAAATAAACCCGTAGTTGATGTGTCGGAAGGCTCGGACAATACTGTGAGTTTTGAAGTTGATAGTGAAAACGTTTACAACCATGTTATGAAAAAATTTGGTTCTGTGATTGACTGTAACGGTGATGCTATGGTTGCTCCTCGCAAGTATTGGGGTGACATACAAGAACTAGTATACTTAGCCGGAGGCGAGGCAACCGAAGTTGGTGACGAACATATAGCAGAAGGCAAAGGTAAAGCAACCTGTGGATGTGGCTCAGAATGTAAACATTGTAGTGGAAAACATTCACTTAAAGAGATAGGCAAAAAGTGCTCTTGCTGTGGGAATATGATTAAGCTGAGCATGTCAGAAGCAACAGCACTACCTGCTAGCACCCGTGAATTAAAAGGTCAAGAGTTAACAGATTATCTAGACCGTATTCGCAATCAAGAAAAGAATAAAACAGACAAATATAAATTACCTTACATTCATCGTAGTTCAGTCATTGGGTACTATAATGCTGAAGGTAAAAAATATGACACCGATGCTATCAAAAAAGGTCTAGCACAAAGACCTGAAAAACTTCTTAAAAAGAATGAGAAGATGAAACATAGCGATGGAGCGCAAGAACAATTCTTTAATATTGGCTTTGCTGCTCTAGTTGGTGTTGCACTAGATGAAAATACAAATGAAATAATTATTGTTAATACATGTCCAGGCGCTGGTAGTTGTAAAGTAGATTGCTTTGCTATGAAGGGCGGTAAAGTACAATTCGCTGGTCCATGGTTAAGTGATGGCCGCATACTTACATATCTCTTAAATCATCCTAATGAATTCTTTAATCAATTAACATCAGAAATTACCAAAGAAGCAGCAAAAGGTCAAAAAGGTAGTTACTCAGTAAGTATTCGTTGGCATGATGCTGGTGACTTCTTTAGCCCTGAGTATATGGACATGGCATTTAAATTGGCTCAATCATTACCTAATGTTAAGTTTTATGCTTATACTAAAGTGGCCTCGGCTGCAATGGCTAATAAACCAGCTAACTTCATTATCAACTGGAGTGAAGGTGCAAGTACTAGCCAAGAAAAACAAATTAAGAGAAATGATCCAAACTTAGATACAACCAAGAATAGCCGTATCGTTCCTAGTAGTTTGTTTTATGACCTATTGGTTAAGGATTCTAAAAAGAATTTAGTTAAAGGACCTAAAGGTCAATGGCAAGTGATACCTGATGAATTACCTGAACTAAAACAGCGACTAGCCGATAAGTATGGCATAAGCAAAAATAGCATATTAAGCTATGATGAATGGAATACTAAGGGTAAAAATAATAAATCAATGAAGTGGAATGTTATTGTTGCCCCGGGCGAGCCTGATTTAACAGCAAATGATCCAGGTGTATTAGGCACTCTATTATTAAAGCATTAATGCGTATTAAAGAGTTATTAGAGTCGGTTCAAGTACCCATCTATCTATATAAGTGGGTAGACGGAAATCAATTTCAAAAGTATATTGATTCTAAAAAATTACCAGTGAAAAGAGGTTATGCTCACTATATAGAATCAGAAGGGAAAATGATACCCGGTAATAGTTTTACTGATAAAGAACATATTGGTAGATGGACAGGAGATACATTAATTAGAATTAATGCTAGTAAAATATCTAATAAAATATATCCAATACCAGGACATAAAACTTTTATGCGAACAAAGGGTATGACTAGTGCTAACTATGATCCTAA